TCGTTTTCTTTTTGTAGTTCACTTTTTTTCATATTCTACAAAGTTATATAATTATTTTTTACACACCAGATGAGTAGTTTTGCAGCTGCATCGTGGGGGTTTTCGCTGAGGCACATAGGAACAGTATTATTATCTAGTAAGTGATGAAATTTATGTTCTCCCCATACAGAACGCCAATGAATAAAATAAGCATTATATTCATCGCCACCGTTACACTTTCCTACTGTTGGTACTCCTAAATTATAATGGATTTCAAGCACCTCAAGTATTTCATGTAGTTGTGGGGCTGGCAAGACTGGCTTTGGTCTAATATATGATTGCTTAATTGGATAATTTATTCTTGGATCAGGATAATAATCAGCACCTTGAAATCCAGGTAAGTCATACTCAAATTGAGTATTTTTATCATAACCTATCTCAAACAATTCTTTTGCTACGTCTAGCGATACGGTGTTCATAGTATTAGTTGTTAAGTGACTGGGAGTCTTCGTCGATACGTCGAAGAGTTTGTGATCTGCACATATTATATTGAAATGCGAGGTCATTCTTATTTTTAAGTTCTTTAGTAATAATATAAGATCCATCCGCTCGGCGTCCAAGTGGATAAATCATATCTTTAGCCTCAGGGACTACGCTTTCTGCGTACTCTACAGCATTCTTTACAATATCATCTCCTATGGATTCTATAACTTCCATAGAAAGCCCCCATCCAAGAAAATAGTCTTCATTTTCTTTTATCCATGCTTGTTTTATTTGGAGTAGTTTATTCATTTTAGTAGTTTATTGAGTAAGTTAAAGTTGGGTTATCGTGGATATTTCCGATGATATACACCCTATGGTATGGTGATGTCCAAAAGAAACCTTCTGCAAAGTCTATGCTAACTATCGTGGTATCATGTTCATAATTAGGACAATCTTCACAACACTCATATGTATAATTAATTACGTCTCCATCGTAGATCTCGTTTTTTTCTGCGTCATTCATTCCTACATACTGCCCTACTGTCTTAGGATCAACCACAAAATAACTACCTCCAATAGTGTAGATCCTGTGTTCCATAATTGGAGTATCAATAGTTACTTCTCTTGCACAGTAGACATAGTACCCATACACCCATTCTCCTGTAGAGAGGGATTTTCCTCGGAATTTAATTGTGTGCATTATTTAGTTATTAGGAATAAATGAAAGTATATGAGCAACAACATCCACATTAAATGCATTGCCTAGTGTTTTATATCTTTGAGTATTACTTACTCCTTCCGTATAGTTATCTGGGAGCCCTTGTAGTCTCTCACACTCTATCGGGTGTAGTTTTCTATACGTTCCTAGATTTGTTTCGTATAATCCAGTTTTTGCTCCACGTCCACCTCCAAGTGCAGAAAGTGTTACTGATTTACCTTGTATACTATAGACTCTATCACCTTGACCACCTTTATTGAAGTGTCCAACTTTGATAAGTTGCCGACTACTCTTCCCAAAGTAATCTTGTGGACATGCTCTTGAATAAGTTGCTGTAACTACAAGTGATTTTTCACGTTCTGCAATACCATTAATAAGAATATCTTTGAGTAATATACCTTTATCACTTGGCTGTGTTACATTGGGTATATTAGTCCAGAAAAGACGTTTTCTATTTTGAGCACTGACAAGTGATGCATTGATCATAATAGGTTGTACCCCAAGTATGTCTGTTATCTCTTCCATTGCTTCTTTCGGCATGCTTGCCACATTTTCAAGTATAAAGTACTTTGGGTTACAACTTAATAAAATTCGTACGTATTCCCAAAATAAACCACTCCTATCTCCTGATAAACCTTTTCTATTCCTCTTTGCTATACTCAAGTCTTGGCATGGACTACCCCCTATAAGTAAATCATAACTGTAGCATGATAATGGATCTTTTACCCCAGCAATGTCTTTTACATCCCCTACATGTACAATATCTGGGTAGTTCTTAGAGCTGATTTGTATTGCATATTTATCAATCTCACTTGCTATATATAGCTCTACAGGTATACCTGCTCGTTCTAGTGCAACTCTTGCACAACTAATCCCATCAAATAAACTGAGAACTTTCATATAATCTCCTGTAAAAAACTAAAAAGTGCGTTGGCTTCGGGGGAGGTGAGGACTAGAGAGCTATTTCTGATACTAAAACATGAATCTGTAGCTCTACAATTTGGGTCTTCACACTCACTTGTTTTAACAATGTGGTATCCACTCTCCTCTATGGTCTCCTGCAAAGACTGCGTAATCTCTCCACAACGTGACCATAGGTGTATCAGTTCCTCATTGTAAGTAGTCTGCCCTATGTAGTAGTTGCGACCTCCTACTTTTTTGTCGATCTTTGAGAGGACGTGTCTTATGGTGACTCCTCTGGGATATTCACATCCACAATATTCACAGAATGGCGTAACCTTACCGTCGTACTTGCAGTAATCACACTTGTTAGCATGTGGATCTAGCCTTTCTATAAGTCCTTCTACTTCTTGTCTTGTGAGTTGTTTAGTCATGTGATTCTTCTATTAATGAAATAATCTCTTTTAAGGCTACATTTATTACAGAAGTATCTAGGTTTTTATTTTGACTTCCTTGTATATATCCATTCATTAGAACTCCAGCTATTACAAAATGTAGAGTGGTTTTTTTGCTCGTGTCCATATCTCTCAGTTAAAAAATAAATTGTGAGTTGTTTAGTCATGTTGTTATTGTAAGGAAGACAATCTTTTATTGATAATGTCTATATACTCTAATTCTTTTTCTATAAGTATATATTTGCGTTTTGTGTTAATACATGCAATAGCTGTAGTTCCTGAGCCTGCACAGTTATCTAAAACTAAGTCGCCTTCGTTAGTGTAGGTCTTTATAAGATATTCAAATAGAGCTACTGGTTTTTGAGTTGGGTGAAAAGAATTATCTTTTTGATTATGATTTGAAAATTCTTGAACAGAGATAGGGTATCTTTTTGAACTATCAAAGTCTTTTGCATATCCTACTTTTTTATTTGCTATTATTAATCCGTCTGATTTACCTATATTATGACTTCCCCTTTGTTTATATGGTTTTCCTTCTGTCATTTGTGGATTATAAGTGTATTTATTTTTTGCAAATAAAATACAACTCTCATGTATCTTCAATGGCTCTCTTTTTACTCCATAAATATTAGTACCTTTATGTTTTCGCCAAATCCATTCACATTTAAACCATTTCACATTACTCATTACAAGCGCACTTGTAAACGGTTGTGAAGCGGTAAGTACGATAGCTCCATTATCTTTTATAACTCGCTTATATTGCGCCCAAAGTGGCTCAAAAGGAATTATAGTATCCCACTTACAAGCAGTAGTCCCATAAGGTAAATCACAAAGAATCATATCAATACTTTTATCTGGTATATTTTTCATAACTTCCAAGCAGTCTCCTTGTATTACGGTGTTCTCCATATCTACTCAGTTAAAAAATAATTTGTGAGTTGTTTCATTTTTTTGTAATTACGATATATACTTTATTTTCTTCTTCTCTAGGTACGCAATTTTCAGGGAAAAAATGATTCTCTTCTCTTGGTATTCCTTCTTCCCAAAAAAAGTAATCATCATCATACCCAGCATCTTTGTATTTCTTTGGCGCTTCATACATCCCTCTAATATAAATATCTCCTATATTTGAATTACCTATTTTTTCTAAAAGTTTAATTTTTATAATTTTCATATCTACTCAGTTAAAAAATATCGTGCGTACTTTTCTCCGTGTGTTTTACATTCATTTGGTGTTCGTTTAATAAATCCAGCGTTCCAGTCGTTGCAAAAAGATTGTGTATATGTTATTCTGCAGGGTTTACTTTTTGCATGGTCGTAACAAAATACTAGGCTACCTACAGTAGGAATAAAATCAAACCTCGTAGCCCTACTCTCCTCTCTCATATTCTCTGCTTCGAGGGATCGGAGGTCTAGCTTGTCTTCTTGTAGCTCCCATATGTGAGGTCTATTTTCTACGTTCCATGATTGCATTTGCGTAATATATGATGCAGTTTCGTCTAAAACTCCATCAGGGCTATATATATCATACCTATTATCTATATCATTCCATCGTGCTTCTGTTCCATTCAGATACTCTGGCGATTCTATAAGTAGTTTGTAAGTTTTATTCATAAGTATTATTTTTCAGGAAATTGAATAATTTTGTCGTTCTGACTCATAAACTCCTCCATGTCAACGTCCATTCCACTCATACCACGTCCTTGTAGTGATGGAGTTTCGTTTTTTACTCTCTGCATTGCCTCGTTCCACTTCGTGACGGGGTCTTTGTGGTTCTCGCATACATTCTTAATCAATACCGTAGTAGTAGACCTTAGACTTGCTATAGCTCGCAGTCCTTCTTGTACCCACTCTGCATGCTCGTTATGAGGGCAATATTGTAGTACTCCTTTTTGTGGTTCGAGAATATAATTATCGGAGCATGGTTTGTTAGTCATTTTGTAATTGATTATGTAAGTAAAGTATCTCATCAGCTCGCTCTTCTACTCCTTGAGTTGTAACAAACTGGTACGGTATTCCAAAGGCTTCTATTACTTCCATGATTCGTTTATGTATGTAGATTCGGAACTCTTTGTTGGTATGTCGTAGTCCGTCATTCTCCAGTGGGATAGTAGGAGGTATGACATAGGCTATAGAGTGTTCTGGATAGTCAATAAGCTTGTCCGCTAGCCTATCCATGGTCTGTTTTGGTAAGATACCGTCTGAGTACGCATACGCTTCTATAAGTGATCCATCCATGACTGCTTTTACTCTTGCATGTGAAGCTTCTTTAATAGATCCGATATATCCACTCGAGACTGTCAGTTGCATATCGTGCCTTTCTTTGTCAGTCATTGTGTCTATTTTTAGCCTTCTTGATTCCATGTAATGACGGGCAAGATCTCGGGTAATAAGCCTCTCATTGTATGGTATTTTATGCTCTAGTGCATCTAACGTAGTAGACTTCCCTACAGAGAATGATCCTGTAATAAGTATGTTTTTCATAGTGATAATTGTTTGTTAAACTGTTCTTTGACTCTATTGAATAACTCTACAAGTTGTCTCGTAGTAGTGTTTCTTGGAAGTCCCATTTTTTCGATGTAGTATGTTTCGTGGAGAGGAGATCCGATAAGAGGAATGATAATTGACTTATAGCCTACCACTGAAATAACTACTCCTCTCTTAGATTCTCCAATATTGTAAGGTACCGAGAATAAAATATCATAAATAGTTCCATCCTCATCTGTCCAATGTACTAGTATTGTTTTCCCCTCAAGTACTAATTGAGCAAGAGAAAAATATACAAGTGGGGAGTTACTGACCGTCTGGAGTTTTAATGTTTCCATAGTGTTTGAGAAAAAATGATGTGAGTATGTTACGTATGGCAGTTGCCCTGTCTGTATCTTTTTCTTTTTGGTATTTGTTCAGGGCTAGAATGAGATAGTGTGGTACTCTAATAGAGACCTGCATATCAAACTCTTTCTGTCGCCCTCCGTATCTTGGCATGTTTTAGTTGATGTAATGTAATAAATGTTTTATGCGTTTCATGTTCTACAATTTCCACTGATGGTATAGAACAATGTAACAACATAGTTTTCGCATTCTCTACAGATTCTTCATACGTCATGAATGAATTGAAGATGAATACTTGCCCGAGTGGGCTAATTGTCTGTGTGTAGTACAATTGCATGTGATGTGAGTAAGATATTAAGTACGTATCTATCTTATACTATTGAAACCCAATAGTCAACTAAAAAGCAATATCATCGAGTGAAATTTCTTCTTCCTTGTATTGTTTTGTAGTAGTTTCCTTTTGTAGGAGCGGGATTATACTGATCTTGCTTGCTTGTACAGATGTGTCATAAACCTTCTTCCCTTCTTTATTCTCGTATGAAGTTTGTGCTGTTTCTCCTTCAACAAGTACATAGTCCCCTTTTTTAAGTTTACTGGCTTTCTCTACGAGGTATCCAAGTGCTACAACTGGAGTATAGGCTACGTTGTCCTTCCACTCTCCTGATTTTGTCGTGTATGACTTTTTTGTGTAAACGCTGAATCTTACTGACTTCTCGCTTGTTTTTGGCTCCTGTGATATAAATCCGAGGAGTTTTGATGAGTTCATGTACATGTGTGATGTGGGATAATGATATATTTATAAAATTCATAGAAACGTGCTTATCTTTTTCTAGTCTCTTATTGAGAGCTAAAATCCTAGCTTGTAATTCATAGATTCTCATTCGGTAGAGGTAAATTGATATTGAGCTCCGTCAGTGCAAAGACTCGTATTTTTTGTAGGTAGTCTTCCATTTCTACGGTACTGAGTGAGGTGGTGCTTCTTACTTTCGGGATCTTATGAGTATAATCAGTCAAGAATAAGTTTTTCATGGCGTCATGTACCTCGTATGGCATGTATCCAAGTTCGTTTCCTAGTATATCCAAGATTGCCCAGTAGTACGCATTCTCATTGAGACTTCTTTTTTTTGTAGGTGAAACAGAAAGAATAAAACTTTTACCTTCCATTTGAGTTGTGAGACTTAACAATTCTTCTTTAGAGCAAATTAGTTGCAGATTTTGAACTCTCGCATGTAGTTTAATCGTTTTCATGTTTTTCAAGTTTAGATTGTAATTTTTTGATCATTTCTTCTCCCTTCTTAAATCCTTCAAGTAACTGTTTATGCTTCTCCTCATCTGCTTCAATTCTGTAATAAAGTAAACTCTCCGTATAGTTCGGATTGTAGGCTATATAATAACAATGAGTAAATCCACCTATTAACATGTTCATTTGCATTTGCCACATATATTTGCTCTCTATTTCTTTTTCTCCGTTCAGTATGAACTTAAAATGCTTGACGTTATTATGGCACTTAATTTCTATCATTCCATTTTCTGCAGGGATAATCCCATCAGGAGAACTTCCCACATAATCGTTGTATTCCATAAATCCTACTTCCTCCACTTCTTTACCAGTAAGGAATGAAAAAGCGTCTCTTGCTTCTGGTTCTAGTAAGTTTCCTCGTTCTATATTCTCGTTAGTATAAGACTCTTCACCACCTACTGCATAGGCACTAGAGAGTATTTCATAAATGTATGTTTCAAGCCCTTTTCCTGCTGTAGCAATAGTTTGAGCGTGAGACCCCGTCATTTTGAATTTTCTGACGTTAAACCAAGCCTCGCTTTTCTGCTCTAAGTTGTGTATGATCATACTATTATTGATTAGCAAGTATTTCTTTCTTTCTCTCCGTTAGCAATGGGAGCAATATGTTCTGTTCGCTTGCATGTTTCTTTAAGTATTCTCGCAATTCTTGTTCTGAGTTTAGTTTCTTTAGGTTCGCTTTATGGTCAATTTTTTTGTCCTCTTTCCCGCTTGCTAGATTTGCGTCATCGTCTAGAGCCTCAAGTAAGAAGAGAGATTGTAGCGCATATCTTCGGTAGTATGTGATAGCACTTCCCATTTTTTGGGGGTCGTTTAGTTGGGGGAGCGTAATAGTGTCCTGAATAAACTCTCCAGAATCTACGTCGTGGAGTATTGTAGTAATAGAAGAAATCCCGTTTACATTGCTAAGTGGTTGCATAAGTATGAGCTTGTGCTCTTGCAGTACTGGTCGTAGAGTTACAAGAAGTTTGTTAATATCAAAGTACTTTGAATTAAAGAATGGATTGGTGCTATCCTTCTTCACTCCTGTAATTTCCCCTTGGATCTTTAATAGTTTAGAGTAAAGTGTTTGACTTTTTTGTCCTTCCATAGTATGAATGGTTATGATGTGAGTAAAGAGCATTGAATTTCTTCTTTGCTCTTTCTTATTATATACAAATGAATTTCAATAGCAAGTGTTTTTATATATTTATGATGAGAAAATACAAAGTAAGTGCCCAAAGTGTGAAAGCTATAAATGTATTCATGATGGTATAAAGTTATAAAATTGATCAATCTCATGGCATCCACAAGAAGACTCACTAATATTGTCTGTATAGTTTGTTGTATGTATATACATTGCACAATCTGGGCAGTATCCTTGATCTATTAGCTCTTCTCTTTTGATTTGTTCATTTAAATACAAGTTTTCAATGATTTTAAACTCTTCATCGGTAATCTCTTCTTTGGTTTCTATGTCTATTCTAAAATTTGTTTTTTCTTCCCACGTTTCTAGTGATTGCCACGTAGTGATAAGGTTCATATTGCTATATGGTTATAAATAAAAACACCATTCAGACCACATTAAAGTGGACTTGAGCTATCTTTATTCCTTATACTCAAACGATAAAATCTCTTTTACGGTATTTTTTTGTGGGTAATCCTCTAACCGATGACCGTATTTGTTATATATATTACTGCGAAGATTTCTGCAAAGCTGCATAAACTGGTAATTTCTCCCGTCAGAGTTAATTTCTGTCCCGTCGGCAAAAGTTAAATAAGAATGCATACCATTGTAATTAACACGTATTACTGGCGAAGTGTTGTTTAGTGCAATTTTTACTTTGTTGCTCATAGGTGATGTGAGTGATTGGATAATGTTTACGTCTTGAGTATATACTATCGAATTTCGATAGTCAAGAGAAAAAGAGAAGAAAATAAAAAAATGTTGTAAATGCTGTATTTAAATAGTATAATATATATGACTAATACGTGGAAAAGATAAGGTCGGACTTGTCTCTGTACACAAAAACAACGAAGTGTAAGAAGTAGGGATTCTAGATTCTCCCTATGGATGCTAACGTAAAGCCAAGGTGCGGTGATTTCGTACGCTAGTTTCAATCCTTGGGTATTAGCGATTCTGTTGTAAGTTACCAAGGATTCCTCGATAGCTTATTTTGCTATTGACATTCTGTAACAAAAAAATAAGATGACCACACTTCTTTGAGAAGTTGGTTGAATTTTTGAGTGTGTTGAGGTATAGTGTTTGTACCAAGCAGCTTAAATAGTAACCAATTATATTTAGGAAACGAGAGAGAAGTGCTGTTTGGTTACTAGCTTCTCTCTCGTTTTCTGTATATATATGTATTATATGCACAAAAAGGAACAGAGTGGGTGGGTTAAGATCCATCGTAAAATGCGAGATAATCCTTATATGAAAAAGCCTGCATATAGGTCTGTTTGGATAGAGCTTTTGTTTGAGGCGGAGCATGGAATGAAACTAGTAAATAAAGAATGGGTAAAAAAAGATGAGAAAGAAATGAAAAGTATTATATTTAAAGGGGAAAGGATTTATTTAAAACCTGGACAACTTACCTGTGGTGCAAAACAATTGAGTGAGTGGACTGGAGTCCCACGAGGAACTGTTGAGAGAATATTAAAAACGTTCAAAAATGAGGGGATGATTGAGGTGCAAACAAGTAATGAATTTTCGCTTGTACAAATAATAAACTGGGAATCGTATCAAAGTAATGAGGAGCAAGTTGAGGAACGAGTGAGGAACCAACGAGGAACGAGTGAGGAACGAGTGAGGACACCCAAAGAATGGAAGAATGAAAAGAATGAAAAGAGTGTGGTAAGAGAAAAAACACAAGAAGCTCAGTCGGTGGCACAGCCACCTACGCACAAGGGTATGACATTTAATGATTTTTCCAATAGTGTGGCAAAGAAAGATGAAATGTTTGTTTTCCTACAGGGAAGATATTTAATTCAAAGACCTGATTTAGACTTACATGCTGTAGGTAATGAGTTTAGGAAGTTTTGTGAATACTGGAGTGAAAAAAGCCCGAATGGTAAAAAAGAAAGATGGGAAAAGGAACCTGTTTTTGATGTATCTAGAAGGCTTACTACGTGGTTTTCTAAGGTGAAGATAACACAAGAGTACAAGGATGAAATGGAAAGATCGAAGGTGCAAAGAATGCAAGAATATTATTCTAACCTAGCTAACCCACAAAAAAATGAAAATAACTGATATAGACCATGTAGAACTTAGTGTATCTCATTGCTTTCTAGGATGTTTGCTTAATAATCCTTCCTTGATGGCAAAATATAAAACACTTCCATCTGGAATATTTACAAGAGAGGAAGATAAAGAATATTTTGAGGTGATGAGAGAATTATTTAATCAGTACCAGACTTTCAGTATTGATACGATGAGGAAAACGCTAGATGTTACATTTCAGGATTACAGAGATGCAGAAATAACCATGATGCATTTTAATAATCCAAGTTCTGCTCTACACAAAAGCTACATAGATTTACTATACAAAGAAGCCATGTCTTTTTATTTGCTCAAGATGGCAGACGAAACAAAAACGGATGTGTTCTCCAATGATCCAGACGCAGTCATGAAGACCGTTGAAGACAAAATAAAAAAACTGAGATCTTGGAAACAACAAGAAGGATTACTCACGTTGTCGCAAGCACACTCAAACATGTATGAGAGATTATGTGAGATGAAAGACAATGAACATTCTCCAAAGATACTCACGGGGTACGAGTGTTTAGACCGTAACTATGGACAATTGTTACCCAACCAGTTGCATATTATTGCAGCACGACCACGAATGGGAAAAAGTATGTTTGCTCTCAATATAGCTGTAAACATAGCAAAACAAGGATTTAAAGTACTGTATTTTTCTCTTGAGATGGGAGAGCTTCAAACGATGACAAGATATATGCAAGTAGTACATGGGATTCCACAAAAACAATTCACTGATCTTTCTAATGATTTTCTGGGAAAGTTTGGAGATCTTATTCCTCCGAATGATAATTTGTTTTTTTGCTACAAGGCTGGAGTAACTCTAGACGATGTAGAATCTCAAATTATTAAGCAGAAAGAAATTGTAGGTAACGTGGATGTGGTGGTGGTAGATCATATGCACCTTATGATGGCACAGGCTGATAATCCTACTCAGGAATCAATGATGATTTCACGAGGTCTCAAAATTATCTCAGGTACTCAAAATGTTACTGTTATTGCTTTAGCACAAATGAATAGAGAGGTAGAAAAAAGAACTACAAAAGAGCCACAACTTTCAGACATTGCACAGTCAGGAGCTATAGAGCAAGACGCAGAGACGGTATTATTTTTACATAGAGACGAAGACCCAGACTGTAACCCAGACGAACTAAAACTTATTTGTCGGAAAAATAGAAACGGAGTAGGATACTTCACTGCTCTTTGTGATATAGATTTTAACACGTACAGAATTTATGAAAAACATTAGCCAGGAATTATTACAAGATCCAGAAATGAGAGTTCTTGTTTCTGGGATACTGAAAGACAAAAAGAAAGAGCTTAAGGAACTAAAAAAAGAACATAACTCTTTAAAAAAATATACGTTTTATTTTGCTGCATTACACCCTACGCTTGATACACTCGCAAAAACACATAAAAACATGATCATTCAAGATAAAATTATCATTCTCGAAAGAGATGTACGCCACATAGAGTTTTCACTAAAGATTGCAAGCGGAGAATATGAAGAGGGAGAGTACGAAGTATTATTTGAGAAAGCTAAACAACTAGATATGAAACATGTATATGAACTTACTACGGGTGAACAAGTGAAGCGAGGGAATGTTTGTTGTATTTTTCATAAAGAACGTACGCCGAGCATGAAGATCTATGAAGATAGCTTCCATTGTTTCGGATGTGGAGCACATGGAGACGTGATAGACTTTGTTCAAAAGAAAAATAACTGTTCACATAAGGAAGCTTTAGAATATCTCTCTAATGTTTAGTGTAACATAGTGAAAAATACAATTCTTTGCCACTTTTTAACGATTGTTTTATATTTTAAGTAGTAAGACTTATTATTAAAATATCGACGCTTTAAAACGAATTTAAATGAGAAATGAACAACACTTGCACAGTTCCTGAGTGTTGGTATAATGAGAGTACTTAGTAATAATTATTCTTGATATGCCTCGAGGAATTAAAGTAGATATTGATGAATACCTTACGAACATACAGCCGTACCTTGAAGTAGGGTGCTCCTTGTATGAATCGTGTCTTCATGGTCTTGTACCTTATACTACGGTAGTTGACTATCAGAAAAACGATGAAGAGATTCGTAAAAAAATAGAGCGTATGCAGAATATGCACATATTGAGAGCCAGAGAATCCGTAGTTAATGGAATGGTAGAGAATCCAGATTTAGCATTGAAATATCTCGAACGAAAGAAAAAAGATGAGTTTAGTTTAAGGAGTGAAAATGTAAATACACTTAAAAATGAAGACGGTGAAGCACTCAAAATAGAAATTGACACGAAGACAGCACCAATTGAAAAGATTGACGAGGTACTTGATAACTTATTGCAGTAATGCAGTACCCTACTAGTGTTGAAGAAAATAAAAGGTATAGAGCGCATGTTCTTATGACTGCAAAAGATAATCCTGTTTTACAAGAAATACTACGTGAAAAATCAAGAAGAGATATATTATTCTTTGTGAATACGTTGTGTTGGACATATAATCCACGTTTGACTCCTACAATCATCCCGTTTGTTACGTATACATTTCAGGATGATACATTACTATCTCTTGTAGGTGCTATTGAGAATGGAACGGAGGTAGCTATTGAGAAGTCACGAGATATGGGAGCCTCATGGATGATGGTGGTGCTTCAAGTTTGGGGGTTGTTGAATGGGTATAGTTCATTGTATGGATCATATAAAGAGGATTATGTGGACTCGAAAGGTGATATGGATAGTCATTTTGAGCGTATACGGTATGTGTTAGAGAAGCTCCCGAAATGGTTTATGCCTTCTGACATATCACAAACATATATGAACATCTCAAGTAAGACATTGGGAGGTGATATAAGTGGAGATAGCGGGCAGAACTTTGGTACGGGTGGACGTAGAAGGTTTGTCATCATGGACGAGTTTGCATTATGGCAATTTGATAAAAAAGCATTTAGAAAGACGAAAGATATAACAAACTGTAGAATCTTCCTCGGGACTCCTGAAGGTAAGTTTAATGTGTATGGTCAAATTATGACGAACGGGGAAGATTACAAGCACCTTAATATTGAACGGATACGATTACATTGGACATTGCACCCTTTGAAGGATGAGGCATGGTATGAGGAAGAGAAGAAGAAACGAACAAAGTTAGACGTAGCAAAAGAATTGGACATCTCGTATGAAGAATCAGTAACGGGGGCTGTGTATCCAGAGTTTCAAGAGAGAGTTACCATTAAAAGTGTACCATATGATCCTTTGTTGCCTTTATATACATCATGGGACTTTGGACGTGATATGAATGCTATTATATGGTGGCAAAAAGATTTTCATACAAACAGATTAAAGATCATTGATTGTTACCAGAAAAAAAATGTGCCAATTGAATTTATGGCATCGTTTATTTACGGCAAACCTGTTGTAGATTCTGCAACGGGTCAGTATTTTGTGTATGACCACAAGGAACAAGAATTGATGAAGAGACATAAACCATGGGAGTCTAGTTATGTACGTCATTATGGAGATCCCTATAATGCGGATGCAATACAGACAAATACACGTAGTTCTATTCGTATGATATTAAGAGGACATGGGGTAGAAATTACGACTAATACAGACACCTCCCTAGAAAACAGGATCCGTAAAACTCACTTAGCATTACCTCGTATTGATATTGATGAGGCGTGTATAGATGTAATACAGGCAATGATACAATCAAGGTATCCAGATGACACAAAAGGAATGACACGAGAAAAAACTAAACCTATACATGATTTCTACTCTCATTTACGTACATGTTTTGAGTATTTTATTGATAACGAACCATTAGAAACGTCTAAGATCAATAAACCGTTGACATACGGCATGTCTACACAAAAAATACAAGTAACAACTTCCGAAATCGAGGAAGCTATACAATCTCTTAATTCTGGTTATGGCAAAAGAAATATTGGATAATAATGCAAAAGAAGTGTTCAGTAGGTATCAAACTATGTTGGTATCTAAAACAGACTGGCGTAATCGAGCGTACGGTGCATGGAATCTTTTAGACGCTCCACAAAACTGGATTATTAGCGGTGAATCATTTGATACTCCTGTACGATTAAACACATTGCGTGATGTAATCAGCTCTTTGACGGATAACTTTATGCAGGATCCACCAGAGGCAGTATTAGAGCCAAGTGATAAAAACAGAAGAAACGGTGCTCTTGCTCTTAAAGCATATATTGACGGAATTAAAGACAGTATTCATGAGAAGAAAGTAAAGAGATGTGTTGTTGAGGATATGTTTGTTGATGGGATAGGGTTCAGAGGTGTGATGTACCATAAGTTCGAGAAAGTCTGGGGTGATGGGTTTGTCTCTAAGTTCGATGACGTAACCACTTATAGAATTAATCCACAGAATATCTTTATTGATGAAGCGTGTTACCAGATGCACGATCATACACGTTTAGAGGAGGCACGAGATGTTATAGTAAGGAGATTTATTACCAAAGAAGCGTTTGAGAAATTCTTTAATAAAAACGGGATGTTTGATATTAAAGATCTCATTCAAACAAACTGGTGGAGTGATGAACTTGGAGGTGTAGTAGACACAATGAGTGCAAGAGAGACCGTAGAGAAAGCCAATGCAAACGTATTGAAGCTGTATGAGTATTACAATCAGGCAGAAAACAAATATATGATTATTGCTAATGGTCATACGATTTATGAAGAGAAGCTTACTAAGGCAAAAGGGACAGATAGAATACCTATAGCTACATATAGATTTGAGCCACGTAATGATACATTCTGGGGTAAAGGCATTGCGGAAATACTTGCTCCTTATATTTACCTTGAAGACACTCTTTTCAATTTAGAGTTAATGAATCTTAAACTTACGTTACAGCCAGTGATGGCAGTGAGTGGGTCTTTTGGGTTTAATCCTCGAGTACATACAGTTCAACCTGGTGGGGTATGGGCTGCGGGAAGTGAAATGAATGGTAAGTTACAAGATAATATACAACCGTTAGTAGTGGGTAATCCGAATACTAATTTTTATAATTTCTATAATATACTTCAAAGTAAGTTTACTATTTCCAGCAGAACTGATTTACGATCACTTGAACAAACAGATAAGACAGCTACGGAAGTGATGCAACAAACACGAAGTTATAACACACACAACCAAAGAATAGAAAATATAAATGAGGTAGAGGCCGAGGGTGTACTCACAGAACTTATGGTACAAATCACACGTTCGTTCATGGATCCAAAAGATAATGAAGGAAAGATGAAGCGGGTGAAGATTAAGAATCATGTAGTTGCTCAGGGGGAAGGACAAATGCCTACGTTTATAGAACAGTCAGGGCAAGAAGATTTCTTTGAGATGATGGAAGATATTGTTAACACAGATGTAAAAGTGGTGGTTATTGATAAGAAGAGTCAAATAGCTGATAGTGTGGAAGAGATAGGTCGATGGATGCAGACGCTTCCGATGTTGAACAACCTTGCAATAAATTCTCCAGACTTGATGCAGAAGATAGATTATGTGGGTATTGCTGAGCAGTTAGTTGAGAAGATGAATCTTGATGTGAAGAAGACGTTCAAACAGAATGCAAATGATTACGTGGACGAGTATACACTTGTGAAACAAGAAATAATTCTTGGACACAATATTGATGTACCAATGGAGGAAACAAGAGAACAATCTCTACAACGTATGAAGTTCTTAATCCAGTGGAAGCAGAATCCGAAAGAATGGAAGTATGTGACAGGAGATGCGAAAAAAGCGTGGGAGTATCATTTCTCTTCTACAATGGCAAATATTACTGCGAATCAAATAACAAAAGAACAACAAAAAGGAATGGTACTACCTGGACAAATGCCAATGATGCCAGGACAACAAGTACCCGTAGGTGGCGGGCCTTCTAACGTTCTTCCTACAGAACAAGCACAGATGCCAGGTGCTCCACAAATGATGGGAGAAGCTCCTGTAGATATTCAATCATTACTTCCTAAACAATAACATATGTATTTTACCTTTAGTGGTGGAAAACCTTCAGATGAGCATTCCGCACACAATACTCAAGATTATGAACAACAACTTTTTTATAAAATAGCACATGGAACTATTACTGACTCAGATATAGATTTTATATTGAGTCATGGTGATTCTGGATTAAAACAAGCTTTAGAAAAACGGCACAATGAATTGTATAACGAGAAAAAATATATTGATAGATTGTACGGAGAAGGTATATTTGATGGGAGAGATACGGAAGGAAACTTTTATAAAGATTTAACCAATCAAATAGATGAAAACACGTTCATATCATGAAGCTGAAATAAACAAGTATAACAGTACAGAGCAATTTCATTTGTACCTGATTGACTCCGATAGAAAACTAAAGAAAACGTACAAAGAATACTTAGCAAAGAAACTTGAGGTAGATTGTAAAGGGATGGATATGATGATGGAGGATTTAAAATATAAACATGCGGAAATGCGTAAAGGGTTTGAGACGCAAGAAATAAAACAAATATTTGATGATGCGTTCTAGTTGATAATTGCACCACTTGTAGTATACTTGTGGTGTTTTATTTTATAGTTTTGTTTTATGAGATTAAAGCCATTAGGTAAAAACGTTTTGGTACAACTTAAAGATGAAGAAGATACTACAGATTCAGGGATTATTATTGCCAAGAAACAACAAGGTAATGTAGGTATTGTTGTAGAAATGGCGCAAGAACATGACGTGCTTAAAATTGGAGATAAAGTATTCTTTAGACCTCATGGGCACGATGTCATTAAAAACGGTATGGATACATATATTATGACCCATATTGACAATATTATTGCTATAGAGATAGAGGACTAGTAGCAATACAATAAGAAGAGCTGAGAATAAGTTTCTCGGCTTTTTTTATGTTGATCCCTTGACGAGTACATATATATGACAAAAAATGATGATGTCAGTTATTTAACAATTAAATTTTGCTACCATGTCAGAACTTGAGGGCTCTGTATTGGGTACACTTAGTTTCACTGGGGATGTCTCAGAAGAAACCAGTACTATTGATACGGGAGTGGACGAGGTCACGAACGATGTTTCTGTAGCTAAAGAGGATGTTACTACTCCTGAAACTTCTCCTGAGTCTGAGGATACTCAAGATACGGAAGAAGAAATTGAGGACAACACGTCGTCTGATGCGAAAGAACTTGCAAAAAAGTACGAAGCACTTAGAAAGCTTCAAATCGATCACATCGAAGAAAAACTTGAAGATTATCAAAAAGGTAAAATCTCAAGTGAAGATCTTAAACGATGGTTTGACGCAGATGCCACCAGAGCGGAAATTGCTAATACTGCAATGCGTGTCAAAACAACGTACAGAAAATTTGTGAAAAGTGTAAATACTACTCCCCAGGTAACTTCACCTGTTTCTGTAGAAACTCCACAAGATATTGAGCAACTTATAGAACAAAAAGTTCAAGAGAAGCTTGGTAAGATTGAATCAGAGAAACTACAGAAAGTAGAAGAAGAATATGCCAAAACATTTGCGGGCAAAATGGGGGTTAGAGATGAACAATTTTATGCACTCACAAATAATGCAAAAGCACTAAAAACAGCTAATCCAGCATGGACTCATGAACAAGCTCTCCAAGCTTCGTATAATGTGCTCTATCCTGCGAAAGGTTCAAGTGTATTTGTACCTTCTCAACCTGGTTCAACTCCTGTTACTTCAGAAGAGGTTGTGGATCTCACAAAAGGATTTACTATTGGATAATATAAAGCATAACTTCATTGTGGTCATATCTCTTATATCTTTTTTTAGTATAAAAATATGGCTAATGTCATTAAAGTTCTTGGAACTCCTGAGGGAAGTGGAGCAAACGTATCTGCGTCACTCGCTTTCCCACCTGAAGGGTTTAAAGTAAAGGCTGGTACTACTGGTTCTATTGTTCCAGGAGCACTTGTGATTAAAGACGGTTCTAATGCAGGATACGTGAAAGCTGCGGCGGACGGTACTGCTTCTACTTCAGTAATTATCGGTGTTGCTGCTGATACTTCTGATGAGACTGCATCTGCTGATGGAAATGTGCATGTAATTACTGCTCCAGTACTTCTTGTAAGTATTAAAGCTAAAACTCCAGGATCTCTTGCGACGTCTCTTCTTCTTGATAAGTACGTACTTGATGTTACTTCTGGTAATTACACTCTAGATCAAGGTACATCTACCAACGGTATTTTCCGCCTTATGGACTATGATAATACTACTGATGGTAACTGTATTGCTACTCTTGCATGTAATCTTTAGTATACCCGTTTTTACTTTTAATCTTCAATTATAAATTATGGCAGCTATTGCTAACAATTTGCTCCTCAATGTGGATAAGAAGGTACTTCTTTCTTTCCAAGCAGGTGCACGATCATATATCCCTACATATGACAAAATCTTTAACATTGATAAACCACAACGTAAGGATGAAAAGTACGGTATTATCAAACTTGACAATGCTGCTCCTGAAGTTGCTGACGGTGCTGCTTTCCCTGAGTCTAATATCAGTGAAGTAGGTGAAGCAACTATTACTACTAAGGTATTTAAGTCCGCCGTACCTATCTCTGATCTTTCTGAGGCATTTGATAACTACGGAGCAATCGAACAGGCTGCTTCTCGTAAGTCTTATCAGTTCATGTATGCTATCGATCAACTCGGTGCACTTTTCTTGAATAATGCAACATCTACAACTGCTCCGTATTCTTTCACGATTGGAGGAACTGCGAACGCTCTTGTTGGTGATTCACAATCTGTAGGTGATACAGGAGTAACATTTGACAATAAAATTACAGGTACTCTTGATAAAACTACTCTTAATAGTGCTAATGTTCAGCTTATGATCATGCCAACGCATGAAAATATTATTGCTGGATATCAAGCACGAAGACTTGTAGTTCCTGTAGTTGAAAAAATGAACGCTTGGCAGATTGCGTACTCTCCTGAAGAGCCTGAGTCTGCTAATAGAAACAGAAACTACATGAATACTCTTGGACTTGAGATTATCCCTTGGGCTCTCTATACCAACACTGGATCTGCTGCAACTGCTACAGCATGTATGCTTCTTGCAGATAAGGGAGAGAATGGAGCACGAGGTCTTCGATATGTTATTACCGAAATGCCAACAGTACGAAGAGTACTTTCTCAGACTACTGGTAACTGGGTATATCAAGTAAGAATGCTTCTTAATGCAGGTGTAACAGACTGGCAAGGAGTAGTAGGTATTGGATACTAATAGTATCTAGGAAGCGTAGCTTAGCGTAGACTAAGACAAGGTGTCTCTTGCACGTAACAGACAGATATAAAAAGAACGTGCTTTATATTATTACGCTTATACACAATGGCTAAAAGAATACAGTTGTACGGAAATAAAGGAATACAATACAGAGAGCAACCAAACTCTAGTAAAGTTCCTACTCCTACACTAGGATTATATTTTTCTACGGCTGCAAATGTTGCTGCGGTAGAAACTGAATTTACAAATACTGTTCCAGTGGGTTCAGTTGTTTTTGCTACAGGAGGAATTTTCTTTCGAGATGCTTCTGGAGGAACTACAAACGGCTGGAAGACAGTTACTATATCTTAATTACTATTAAATGAAACTATCACTTCCTGTATTAAAGCTTATATTATTTGTTTTGCAGACTACTGGTAAAACAGATGTAAATGGTCAATTGATGCCTAGATTTTTTGAAGCAAAAGAAAGACCTCTTGCAACTGAGTTATTTAAAAAGGTTAAAAGCGAAGCGGAAAAAGCACCAGAACAAGAAGTTGAGGTGGTGTTATCTGAAGAAGAGAAAAGTTTACTTATCACTCTTTTAGAAATACCTCTTGCTATGCAAGATTCTTTATTAGCTGAAGAGTTTATTTCTTTATTAAAAGAAAACAATGTTTAGATCGATACATTTTATTCGTGAGGGGTATATATCTGAGGTAGCTAGTTCTACAGTAGTATATCATGGGTATTACCAACCTCAAATTGCACCTACTGGTGCAGTCTCTACTTCTCTCCCTCAATTTCTTATTGCTAAAGAAACAAAAGATGGGAGTGGTAATACTATTGCTCTACAATGGGCAAGTATTTCTATGAACCAGATATGGGATAATAGAGCTTCATTAACTTATTATTAAATTATGTCTAGTATAGTAAATCCATATACAGGAGAATTACAGGTATATAATAACGGTGCTGCGGTTACTCCTAGTAACGGTAGTGCTACAGGTACTATTATTTCTACACAAGTTGCAGCTGGTACATTACCTAAATTTGCTCTTGTGTACCTTAATAGTGCAGGAAAGTGGGATCTTGCAGATTCTAACGGGCTTGCTTCTGGTATGTTGGGAATAACTACGGAAGCTAAAAACGCAGATGAAGCAATTTCAGTATTACTCAATGGTTTTTTTCGAGACAATACGTACTCGATTACTACTGGTGGTGCGTTATACTCTTCTGAAACATTGGGTGCTATGACTCAAATACAACCTACAACAACGGATGCAATTATACGTGTGTGTGGATACGCAATTTCTGCAACCACTGTATATTTCAATCCTTCTCAAGATTATATAACACATGTATAATGGAAATTCTTACTACTTCTGGATATAAGAATATATTAGAGGTCACTATCGGAACTGAGGTAGTGGCTTTTGATATGTTTACAGGAGAGCTCCCGTATCTACTACAATTAAGAACGTTGACGGAATAGCAAAAGCAAATATAAAAAATATAGATGGACTTGCTATAGCATCTGTAAAAACATGGAACGGTCGAGGGTAATTTTTAACACAACTATTTATGGGCGCAACATTAGGACAACTTAAATTGGATCTCACTGAGGCATTAGGAACGAGTGAAACTACGTTTTTTACAAACACTTCCCGTATCAATGCAATAAATAAAACAATTAGAGAGATCTTAGATCAATTTGATGTTACCCAATATCAAACAAGTTCGCAATTGTCTTTTTCTGCGGGGATTACTGCTCTTCCTACAGATTGTATGCGCCCATTATATTTGTGTGATCAGTATGATAACGAATATATACAACTCGATTACGAGCGGTTTTTAGAAGATACAACATACACATATAAGATTCTTTATAGTTCTACATTAGGGTACGAACAAATACAGATCTACCCTACAAGCACCACGTCTTTGACGTTTTTTTATATGGTAAATCCTACAGACCTTTTCGCTGATAGTGATACAGTACGGTTTACTAATACATGGAATAGGGCTATTGCTGAAAAAGCTGCAGCGTATTTGTTACTGAACGCTCGCCAATACGATATTGCCCAAGCTAAAATGCAGTATGCAGATTCGCTAATTGCGAAAGCATGGCAAAACGAACGACTTCGTATTGTTGGACGTGCGGCGCAAAAAATAACTTCTATTTATGGTGTTAAAGATAGATTTCTTAATGCTCAGACTTCTTTTACAAACCAAGTTGCACCTGGAGCTACTATGACGTTTCTTACTATAACAATTGCTACACAAGGGCTAGCAAATTATGGGTATTTTACCAATGGCTCTAGTAGAGTTGCTGTTACTCTGCCTCCTTCTGATAGTGTGTATGTGGGAGATGTTATACAGGTCGCTGCAAAAAATGCTACAGGATGGATTATCCAACAAAATGCAGATAATCAAATACAGTTTGGTATGGTAACTACCACATATGGTACCGCAGGATACGTGGAAAGTACGGCAGTTGGAGACACAGCGCAACTAGTGTATCAAGGGAACGGAGTGTGGCAAGTATTTAGTTCTATTGGTAATTTAACTTATATTTAAACCATGTCTACTAATAATAGTATCAATAAAACAGGAATAACCAATGTAACAATAACTTCTGCTGAGTTAGATAATTTTGTAGTAGGTTCAAATACTTCAATAAGTTCTACAGATACAGTTTTAGAAGCTTTTGAAAAAACACAAGGACAGATAAATCATCTTGCTAGTACTTCTGCACCTGTAGACTCTGTTAATGGTCAAACTGGAGTGGTGGTACTAGATACAGATGATATTTCTGAGGGTGCAACAAATTTATACTATACTTCTACTCGGTTTAATACTTCATTTGCAGGAAAGACCACAACTGATTTATCTGAAGGAACAAATCTTTATTATACGAATACACGTGGTATAGGCTCAACACTTACAGGGTTTACCAGTGGTGCTGGTGTCGTTAATTCTTCTGACACAGTATTACAGGGGTTACAAAAAATTGATGGTAATGTTTCTTCCAAGGCAGACAGTGCAAATCCGTCATTTAGTGGAACTATGACAACTTCTGGAGATATACTACTCGCAAAAACAGGTATTACTTCTATTCTTACTAATACTTTAGACGGTAGCGACAATAAAGCTATCACTATGGGAGGTGGTGGAGCATATAGTGTTACTCGTGGCTCTGGAATAGCTCTTATAGGTAACGAGTATGCAACGGTTGGTGGTGATCTAGAATTACTTGCGGGAGATTCTGCTATCAGTGGAGCAATTAAATTTTATGTGGGAGATGGTGCTGGTGGTGCGAGACTTGCTGGTAAGATAGAGAGAACAACAGGGGCTTTTCATATTGGTACAAGTGGTACTAACACAGGTACGCTTATATTTAATGGGGCGACAAGCGGAGGAATTACAATGAAGTCTGCAAACGCTGCAGGTACATGGACAATGACACTTCCTACCAGTGCAGGTACAAGTGGGCAAGTATTACAAACTGACGGGTCTGGCAATACCTCTTGGGCTAGCACTAGTTCAGCCACAGAACAAGTATACGCATCCTCTTCTACTACATTATTATTTTATTCTGACGTAGACACGTACACTGCGGAAGTAATAGCGCTTACAACGCTAAGTTTGTATTATTCTGGTGGGCAAGAGCGTTTTTTGTCTGGGGTTATTCAACAAGTTTCAGCTTCAACTATATGGGCTTCCGCTACGAGAATGACAAGCGCGATAATACGCAGTGGCTACGTATATGTATATATAGATTCTGGGGCAGCTGCTAGAATCTATAGATGCCTTTTAACAAACGATATTACCGTAGCAGGAAACTGGACTCAATTAACAATCTCCGGTACGGCTTTACCTGTAGGACAGTATAATTGCTTAATAGGATACGGGAATGGGAAGTTTTGGATTTCTAATTATGTTACAAATTATATACCATATACACTTTCTGGCACTACTTTAACAAGTGGAACTGCGGTAACTATAACAAGCTCTAGCTACAGAGGAGACTACACTAGGGTAAATGATAACGGATTCTACGCCGCTTTTGGGGTGGGCCCGTATATTAGGTTCGCGTCTTTTTCTGGAACGGTAGATACCGCGAGGCAATCTTCTAATTCGCAGAGACCAACTTACGCACTAAGTACTTCTTTTTATCTACAAAACCCCAACGCAAACACTATTTATTCAATCATTAAATTATAATTATGATCACATTTAAGCAATTTATTGAGTACTCAGAAAACTCAGAAAATATCGGGAAAAGCGAATATATTAAAAAAGAAGAAACAAAATACTACTCAGTAATGGAAACGAGAACTGAGACTGAGACACTTGAAGATGGCACTACTCGTCAAGTAGATACACAGGTCAAAACAGGAGAGAGAGAAGAGGTAATTACTACTGTCTACAAGTATACACTTCGAGAAAATGGAGTAATAGAGAAGCAACTTTCTTCACCTGAAGAATTACAAAAAGTACTTGAGTCAAAACAGGCTGAGTTAGAAAAAATACAAGAAGAACTTAGTATTGTACAAAATATTTAATCTCGTTTTTTATGGCAGATAGGCAAAAATTTGAAGTTATAGACGTGCAGCAGTTTGACGGGCTTAATACTCTAGATGATCCTTCGGTATTGTCTCCATCTGAGTCACCGTATATGGTTAATATGGATATTACTTCTAATGGATCTGTACAAACAAGGTATGGGTATGAAAAAGTACTTGATATTACTGGTACAGGAGGTATGAAAGGAGCCTTGCCATACTATAAAACATACGGAACCAATAATGGTGATTATTTACTATTATTTTATGGTGGGAATGTATATTACTGGCAAAATGGAGATACAAGCGCTACACTTATTGGGTCGTATGGCACAGAATCAAATCAAGTACGCGGCGTAGTACATAATAATGTTGCTTGTTTTGGGGATGGAGATAGTGCAAACAATCCTAAATACTGGGATGCAAGTACATTGTCTAATCTTTCTACTACGCTAAAAACAAATATATATGGAATATATAACAATAGAATATTTGCTTCTGGCAATGCTTCAAACCAATCTACAGTAAATTATTCTGATAGCTCTACCACAAATACCAATCTTGATACAAATTTTGTTGCAGTAGCAATTGGTGACGGTACAAAAGTTACTGCTCTTTTAGATAATAATGATAGCCTTTACGTTTTTAAAGAGAACAGTATTCATTCTATAAATTATAGTTTTGATTCTACATATAATGAAACACTACCAAAAGTACAACCAATTATTATGAGTAATGGAGGATGTGTAGCACCTGGATCCGCTCAAAACGTGTATGGGTACATGTATTTTCTTTCTAGGTCTGGATTTCAAAACTTTGGTAATCTTGAGCAAGGAGTAACCGCAAGTCTTCCACTCCCACTTTCATTTAAGATTGAACCTACGGTGAATATGATCAATCTTGCGGAAGCAGATAATATTACTAGTGAGTTTTTCCAAGGGAAATATATTTGTGCGGTTCCTATGAATAATAGTACTCTTCCAAGTGGGTGTCTTGTCTGGAATGAAATTGTAAAGCGTCGATTTGGGAAAGATAACTGGGTGTATTATAATAACATACCTGCTGCACAGTTTGCAATTTTTAGAGATGAAAACAAAAGAGATCAGTTATATTTTGTCAGTGCGGCGGAGCCAGCTTTATATAAATTTAATAATACTTTTTCCGACAATGGGTTTGGGTATAATAGAATCTGGAGAAGTAAAACTTTTAGGTTTGGAGAACGTACAAGATGGCACTATATAGACATTGAAGGATCTAAAACATTGAACAGTACAGTATACGTTGACATGTGGTTAGATGGGGTTAATTATACTGGTGTAACAATCACAGATAGTAATCTTATTTCAGGAGCAGGTGGTGGATATATCGGAGAAAACAATGTAGGAGATAACTATACAGGAGGAGGCTTTACCGCTACCTCAAATAGTCCTCTCTATAAATTTAAAAAAAGAGTACGTGTACCATACCCTACCAATGAAGGTTACCAATTCTATTTTCAGGTACGAAATAATGCGGATGGTGAAGGTTGGAAACTCTCGAGATTTCGCATGAAATATGAATATATGCCTGACGACCCTTCTTACCCTTATACTGATTAAAAAATATGGCTTTAGGAACAACAATGCAGTACACAGAAAGTAATCTTATAGGAACACTTTATGCTCCTATAACTTCTTCTGCAACAAGCATACAAGTACAGTTTGTGGATAAGATTACAGGGCAAGCTCGTACTCCATCATCAACCACAAAACTTTTTGTAATAGACAAAGGAAGTGAGAGCGCGCCTAATCCTAATTATGAAATTGTTCTTGCTAGTTCACACTCTACTACAAGTGGAATTACTACCCTTACAGGATGTACACGTGGTTTAGATTTTTTGGGGTATAGTTTAGCTGCGGTTACTGCTAACCAAAAAACACATGCAGCAGGTGCAGTTATTGGGTGTGTAGATGTGCATTATTTGTGGAATACAATTATTGCAACACTAAAAGGTGTGGGCGATACTATTATAGTACCTACATTCGCGACAGAGGCAGCACTTGCAAGTGATGTACCAAGTCCTACGGACGGAATGGCGGTGTATGTAACAGCTCTTAATTCTTTTCTTTTTAGGAATAATTCAAAATGGTGGGGTACTCCTATATTAGTGTTTGCGGATGCTACCGCACGAGATGCAAGCATTACAAGTCCTAGTAATGGTATGCAAGTATATCTCATTGCAGAGGGTAAATACACTGACTATACAGCAGGTTCTTGGGCAGATAGAGCAAGTGGTACTACCCCTAATATGAGTCTTACTGTTGCTGGTAAAGGTGAAGAGGCTACCGCAGCTGAGATTATCGCGAATACTCAAACAGGAGGAACAGGAGCAGATCTTATTGTAAATCCTAAGTATCTTTCTGATGCTTCAGTTACAACAAGTGCAGGCGTGGGAGATGCGGCAAAGTATGTACGAGCAAATGCGAGTGGTCTTATAGACTCTACACTACTCACAGGAGTTACGATTACAACGAATCAAATTATATATAGCGGTACAGCTGGAGAAACACTCTCTGCAGATAATCTTGTATATATTAAACAATCAGACGGTAAATTATACAAAGCAACACAAGATCCTACAAGTGATGCGAATGCGTGGAATGTGAGGGGTATTATAGTTTCTGGAGGTATATTAAACGCTACAGTAACATACAGACCATTGGTAGGTACTATTACAACAAATGCTCCATTGGCTGCGAATACTGTATATTATCTTAGTACTGGTGGTAATCTTACTACATCTCGACCTAATATGGGGTCAAGTGCGTGCATCCCTGTTCGTATAGGAACAACAGATAACGCAAGTAATCTTGTATGTAATGTACAAAGACTACAAAGAAGACTCTTCACATACTTTACACCCACTGCTGCTGATAGAACTATCACAGTAGGGTTTCCTATATCTCACGTATATTCACAGCATTTAGGATATGATGGAACGGTTAGTAGGCAGTTCGCCTCTGGATACTATGATGCTATTGCGAATACACAAGCGTCTGCATATGGGAACTATTTAATTGGTGCATCTGTTGGAGCAGGAACAACATACACAGTATATACAGCGTCAGTAGTAAGTAATAATCTCTTTCTTACGTGGGCTGGGAACAGCGTGATTGGTGCACAGATGGTACTTTTGCAAATTTTTGAAGCTCTTTAATCTCTATATATATGGCAGACCAAGCACCAACTCCTTTATCAGATTCTGAAATAGCGCGACTACGTGCAGAAAGTAGAACACAAAAACAATCTACGGGTGTTTCTGCTACTCCAGTACAACAAACCACTCCTACTGTAGGTGATGACTACGCTCAAATGAAGCGTGATAATATTGGGTCATATACGAATACAGGAATCAATGGATATGATAGAAGCACTGGGCAACTATCTCAGACAGCGCTTGACGCACAAAAAGCAAACCAAGCAGCATATAATCAACAGGCTCCTTCTGCTGAACAGTTTGCACAAATGAATCAACAAGCTTCTACTGTAGGAGAACAGGCACAACAAGGTGTAAAAGATCAAAAAGTTATAGGAAGTTATAAGCAAGAGCCTACTATCCCTTTGGAGTTTGGTACAAATGTAGCGACTCCAAAAATACCTACTTCTACTGAAGCAACTGGCAAAACAGCAGATGGTCAAGGAACGTATCAACCTTCTACGGGTACTTTTACTGGAGCAACTGGCGCAAATCCTCAAGATTTTGTGAACTCGTTCATACAGAATCTTGATACAAGAATGGACACGTTTTTAAACAATACTCTTTCTGGGTACGACAGTATTCTTAATGACATAAAACAACTTACAGAAACTCAAATTGAGGGCGCTACAAAGTTTGCGCAAGATATGCAATCTACACTAGCTAAACGAGAAGAGTTTTATAGAGCAGAGTATGAAGCACAAAAAGCATTAACTTTGCAAAGTTCAGAAATGATGATGGATATTGCATCACAAGAAAAAGATAATGCAACGAAGATGAACGAACTTGCTGCAAGATCTGCGGATGCAGATTATACCGATCGTTTGTCTATGGCAGAAGAAAACCAAGCACGTTACTTAGGATTCCTGACCAGTAAGTTTGATGCAATGGGTATGAACGATAGTTCTGCTGGTATGAGGTCTATTGGTAAATATCTTGCGGCGGGAGAAATTGCGGTAAATATGGTGGTGAGAGATAAAGACAGCGCAAGAGCTATGTACCTAGCAAAAGGGGAAGAAATAGCTACCAATTATTTTAAGCAAGCATACTCTATAGAGCAGAGTAAACAACAAAGTTTATTACAGTTAAATAATCAGTTTTTTGAGCAATCTATGAAGATCATGGAAGCTCAAATCACTACGGAAGATACGAAAAATAAACAAATTATGCAGGCATCTAAAGAATATAATGCTACTCGGTTACAGATTGCAAATGAGGCATTTAATAAGATACAGGCAGTTACACAACAAAAATTTGAAGAAGTAAAATTCCAGAATCAAGTTATTCAGGAGGCTATACAAAATAATCAGTGGGAAAAACAATTTGGGTTTTCTTCTGATATGGCAAAAAAACAATTTGGGTTAGATCTTAGTAGATTTGATTTAGAAAAAGAATCTACAGAATTTAATCAGTTGTTAGCGTTACAACAAGAACAACGTATAGCAGATGCACAACTCACAGAACAAACAGGAGAACTATACATCAACGGAGAAAAAACTGGTATACGTGCTATGAATGGGCTTTCTTATGATATGCAGTACGATCAATATATGACTGCTTCTACAGGAGAAGTTTATAAAAACGGTAGATCTACAGGTGTAGTAACGCAAAATAGAAGAGAGTTTGAATCAAATTATGCTTTAAATTATGCACAATTTAGTAGTCAAGAAGAAGAGAGAAAATTTAAAATGGATCTAGATAAAGTAAGTGCGGGTATTGCATCTAATGCTATTTTAGCAAAATACATGGATCCACAAGATGTGATGCTGAATGGTATTAAGGTAAAAGAAAAAGACGGGCGTGTAAGTACCTTTGGAGAAAAGCTTGCGGGAGCTATCGAGACAGCGGCAAATAATGTAGACAAGATGTTTCAGTGTGTACAGTTTGTAAGAAAAGCAATTCCAGATCTACCAACAGGATTATTTTCTCTTGCGGATAAAGTACGAACACTTACACAAGGAGACACGTCTCTAGATGCACCAAGAGAAGGAGCTGTAGTGGTTCTTGACTGGAAAGGAAAAAACGATGCAGGCAAATCACCTGATCAGTATCCTGGGCATGTAGCAATTGTGACTGATGTGGATGAGAAAGCACGAACATTTACTATTACAGATTATAACGGAGCAGGAGGAGGGTATAAAATGGGGCAACGTGTCATTAGTATGGATAACTCCGCAGTTAAAGGGTATTGGATGAGTCCAAGTTTACAAGGTATTGGTGCTACTACTGGTGGTGCAACTCCTACCTCTGTATTACCAGAAAAAACGCAAAGTAAATTTGATCAAATTGCAGGTGGTCTTACTTCTGGTGCAAGAGATTATGCTTTAGAACGTTTAAAGGCATACGCTCAAACTGGAGATGAAAAAGCACAAGAGAATTTACTTTCTGGTCTTGCCCTTCAGAATTTACCTTCCGCTACAAAAAATGAAGTTTTGGCATATGATAGCACTGCAAAAATGGCAGATGAGTTTGTCAATAATCTTGATGCGGATACCCCTAGTGGTGTATATAAGCAATTTGAGAATGACACTAGGAAATGGGCTGACTTGGAACAGGATCCAAAATATGCAGAAATGATAAATAAAATAGCAATCATACAAGCACCTTTAGTTAATGAAATTTATGGAGCATCTATTACTGGGGATGAATTTAAAAGAGCAAAAGCATGGATGATTAACCCAGATGATAAAACTGCAGATATTATTAGAAAAACAAAGGAATTAAGTAACTTTTCTAAACAAAAGGTAAAAAATGCTCTTGCTGCATCATCAGGAGACTTATACAGCACAAGCGAACCTTCACAGGAGGTTTTAGATTATCTTAATAATAAATTAGGCAACTTATAATTTCACTTATTTTATGGCAACAATTTCACAAGAAAAATTACAAGAACTCTTACGAAACGCACCTGCAGGAGTAAAACAAGAGGAGATTATGAGAGGGCTAAAATCACGTGGTATTACTGTAGAGTCTTCATCAGCTATGCAAGCAGGACAACAGGCGAGTAAAGATATGCAATCAGGACAAACAGGAGGAGTTTTTGACCCTATTGGTTCTATTTCCAAAACAGCACAAACTATAGGGTCTGGTGTTTCTGATATGGTAAGTGGAGCTGCTGAAGCTTTAAATCCTTTTAGTGGAGCTGACTTAGGGCAACGTGCACAAGCTGCAGGAAAATCAATCATGGGAGCTGGGAAGGCTGCTCTAACTGCGGGGACTGCACCACTACAACCAATTATACAAGAAGGTCAAAACTTACTAGAACGTACTCCAAGCGCTATTACCTCTATACCACAAAACATAAGTCAGTCATTTACTGGAGGATTAGAAAGAATACAAAAAGGTGCAGAGATGGTGGGAAATCCGCTAGATATGTCCAATGCTAAAATGGGGTTGGGTGTAGGTAAAATAACTGCAGGTGCAATACAAACTGTATCATCTCCTTTTGCAGGTCTAGCAGGGTTTTTTCCTCCACAACTAGGAGAGTCTATTAAGTCTTCTTTAGATTTTGTAAAAAATGTTACTGGTGCCAAAGGGACAGAAAGAGAAGGGTCTATAGATGACATGTTTGATCTTGTGACAACTCTTATACCTGGAGGAGCATTTAAAGGAGCGAAATCACCCGCATTAAGAAGTATTGCAGATTCAGTAAGTCTACAGAAACCACTTTTGCAAAAAGTTTCAAATTTAATGGACAAACCTTTTCCTAATGCGAAGTCTCTTAATACTAAAAATCTTTTAGCACAACAAGCAAAACTAGGAGGATTTACGCAAGTAGAAAAAGCATTAAACAATTCTTTACTACCAAAGATAAAACAATACGTACAATCTAAAGCAATGAGTGATTTGAACTCTAAGACGTTCTCTTCATTTATGGATGATTTATCAATGAAACAGAAAGATGTTTTAGATTCTGTAGTGCGTAATAATCCAGGGATGCTTACTACGTTTGATAGAACTGCTCAGATTTTTACTTCAGCACAAAAGGTTTTAGGGGATGCAAGTTTGCCACCAAAGTTTTCTAGTAAACTGCAAGGATTCGCACAATTAATAGATAAAGGTGGTATTACGATGAATGATATGACTTCTCTTTTACGTGATATAGAGAAATATAAAGTAAAACCTAAATATGCTCCACAGAGAGAATTTTTGGAAACTGCAAGTACTGCAATATTAGATGATTTGCAAGATACAATACAAGTTACTATGCCAAAATTAGGTCAATCTCTTTCTCTGTTTAATGAGTTAAAAAACAGCGCACGTTCGTTTATAGAGGCAGATGTTGTTAAAAAGGTACAAACATATGCAGAACAGGGAATGAAAGAGCAGGATGCAATTATTAGGTCATTAAGTGATACTCCAGGCGCAATACATTATCTTGATGATGTAACTAAAACTCAAGTGGAGTCTGCGGTTTGGCAAAAAATATTGGAAGATTCTACTACGGTAGATGGTATACTTGATCCTAAGTCATTTTTTAAGAACGCGCGTACTTACAGTGCTTCTCCTGTGTTTGGACTACTTGGAGACCAAGCAAAGTATAGTATTCAGTTATTTTCCAAGTTGGGAGACCAGTTTGCTGGAAGTTTAGACCAGATTGATGATGTTATGAATACTGTTCTTGGTAAAGCAAAAGATTCTACTGCATATACAGTAGAAGGGGTGAAAGGTGGTGCAAAATCAGCGAAACAAAATATAGTATCTAAAGTGTTTGGTGCAGACTATGAAGATATTGTTGCAGGATATAAAAATCCAGAATTAGCACAGGCATATCAGGCAGGAGCATTAAATCCGTTTGATAAGATTGCTCAGTTTTTCGATGATGTCTCATCTCGAAGGGCTGGTACGGCAAAAGAATACGGTCCTATCAAGGAAGCTAACGCAACAATATCACTTCCTACTGGTTGGATGGATGATGTATTAGAAGAAAAATTCAAGTTAACGGTTCATAAAAAGGGGATAAAAGTTGGTGCTGAATCTTTACCACTCACTAAGGCTGAAGCGAACAAATTGTTTGAGGAGGTGGTACAATTCAAAAATGCAAATACGGCACAATCATTCTTTACTCTTCGAGATAGAATAGGACGACTTGCGGACTTTGACCAAACTATAGGAAAAAGTGATACATTAGCTCGTGTATCAAGAGAGTTATACGACAAATTAAATGAACTTGGAAGACCTCAAATAAAAGGATTAAAAGAATTAGATAAACCAATATCAGAAGCTAATAAACTTTTTGATGATCCTGTACTAAGAGGAAAGTTGTTTGATAAAAAAGGACAGATAAAAGCAAAGTTTGAGGGGGATGATGTGGTGGTACTGTTAAATAAATCTAATAAAGCTACGCTCAATAAACTAGAGCAACTTATACCAGGAATTACAGAGCAACTTCAAATGATGAAAGCTATTGAAAATATATTTGGAGCTTCCAAAACAAATAAACCTGGAGCATATGTTTCCGCAGGTAAAGCAGGAGTAGGTGGAGTACTTGGTCTTTCTACCGCAGGTCCTGTTGGTGCTATATTCGGGGCGCTTGCAGGTCTTGCAATCACTCCAGAAATGGCTTTTAATGTTGCAAAATACTTTGGAAAGAAAAACGCTATGAATACTATGAAAGTACCGAGGTTTGTGCAAGGTACTAACGTATCCATTGCAGATGATGTGGTTTTGCCAGATACTGCAAGTTTAATAGATGATGCACCTAATCTTGAGGCATATAACAAAGCACATGAAGTACAAAACAAAGAAAACTTTGATACTATGGTAGAAAATAATACATCCTTCAGAGAATCTCCATCATCACTAGAACAGGAGGCTTTGAAGTATAAGAGTGCTGATGAGCTAGTGGCTAATGCTAGAAAAGGTAGTGGTATAGCAGATGAGATTAAAAAAGGAGCAAAAGAATATGAGCTAGTAGATGTGCCAATGAATAAAATTTCATACGATTATGAAGGAAGATACTTTGCGAATCCACAAAAGAGTATTGAAACTATTCAGAAATATACTAAGACTAAAGGAGAGCCAATTATTCTTAATGCAAAAGGAGAAGTAATCGATGGAAACCATAGGGTATTAGCTGGTCTAACAAATGGAGACAAAACTATTCAAGCGTATATCCCTAAAGGAACAGGTATAGATTCCTTTGATAATCTTAATACTCGTTTACAAAAGTATGGCGATAGCTACGAAAAGTACTTTGGGAAAAGTAAATATCTCAAAACAAAACAACAACTCACCAACACTTACAACAAGGCACACGGTAGGTAAACACAGCCATATAATAAATGTGGCTACCCATTCTATGGCATAAATACTAAAAACAAACAAAAAAGGGAATAATATAATTTTCAATATTATTTCAATCATATATAATAAAAAAAAAAGAATATAATTTATATATACAATATTTTATAATAAAGTCAACTATGTTCTACATATCAATTGGGCATTCTGGTGGAGATGTTGGTGCAGTAGCGAATGGAGCAATAGAGTTTAATGTATGCGAAAAGATAGGAAATAAAGTAGTGGAGATACTTAATGCAAAAAAACTTCCTTCAAAAGTAGTGGATACTTCTCTCAAGCTTAGTCCAAGGATTCAGATTATCAATAAGATTGCAACCGCAGATGATACACTTATAGAGCTTCACATGGACAGTGCTTCCCCTAGTGCAAGAGGTGCAACCGTATTTTATTATACTGGTGATACAAAGAGCCAAAAGATGGCAGATTTACTCTCTGATAAGTACTGCTCAGTTACGGGTATTAAAAAGAGAGCTTCCCTAGGTGATACACAAAATAGACATGGTAGACTTGCAATTGTACGAGATACAAAGCCACGAGCTTTTCTTATAGAGTTAGGATTTATCTCAAACGTAGAAGACCTTAAAATAGTCCAGGAGAAGGCTGTAGATGCTCTTGTACTTGCTATCTTAGAAATGCTTGGGATTGCACCTATTATTGATGAAGATAAAGTAGCACCATGGGCTGAAGAAGCATTTAAAAAGGCTGAGAAAAAAGGGTTTAGTAAGAATGATCTCAATGCTCCACTGGATCCTGTACGTCTCAGAAAGTGCCTAGTTAAAGCAAACGTAGATATTAAGGACTCGAATAATCCTGTAACATATCAAGAGTTTGTAGTAATACTTGATAGACTCAATTTACTTAATCAATAATCATTATTACCATGGAAACATTAGCTTCTCTTATTATCGGAGCATTCCTTCCACACTTTATACAAAAATTTAAAAAACTTGGACTACAAGGAAGACAAGCTCATCTTGTACTTGCAATTGTAATGGCAGTAATTTACACAGGGTATCAAGTATTTGCTCCACAACCTATGAAGGAGAATGTGTACCAGTTTGTTACGCAAGCAAGTGTCACCGCAGTACTGGTGTATGAGTTTTTGTTAAAAAGATTCTACGAAAAAAAGAAGTAAATAATTATTCATAATTTACATATAAAAAAGACATACCATTGGGTACGTCTTTTTTATATCATACAGGGTGTGTTTCCCTGCTCTGGCACTACTGCAACCACGAAGAGTGTTCAGAAGATGTGTATTCAAGGAGTGTAATCTTAAATAACGTTTTTAGTATACCATTAGTGCATCTCACGTGCAATACTTTGTTCTAAAGATTCCATTATTTTGCAATATGTGGCTCCGAACTTATTAAGATGATCACGTGCAATCATTGCTACTTGCTTATCGGTAAAGTCTGGATGTGTTTCTAGTTCGTGCTCCATAGCTTCTTCAAAATCTTCTAAAGCATATGGTACATCCATCCATACAATACCGATTTCTTTAGCTAGTTTTTCTAATTGAGAATAATCAACTTTTCTTTCTTTCATAGGGTGTAAAATTAAATAATAATCGTATCTATATTAAGCGGATATTCTGTAAGATGTCTAAGTTTTTTTGTTCTTCCTTCTGCCTGTTCTTTTTCCATCGGATCAGTAACTTCAATAAATGCAGGCCCACTGGTAGTTTCTTCTTGATTATTAGTATTATTTTTTTCCATCTAATAAGTGTAATTGATCTAAAATATAAATAAATTCTTCTAGTGTAATAGGTTTCGGATGTTCTGGAGTTGGAATTTTTGCTCCAAGTTGAGAAAAAATATAACGTAGTAATTGGTCGTCCACATGTCTTCTTGGGTCACTCCAATTGACTACTATCCCTAACTTCCTAAACTTTAAAATAACTTCTGTATACTTTGGCGAAACGTCAAATTTGATTTTTCGATAATCCATAAAGAAGAAAAGAAATATACATAAAGTATACAATACTATAAAAAACAAACAATACTTGTTATTTATACGTCAAGTATGAAAGTTTATCTTCTAGTTGTCTGATTTTTATAGCTTGTTCACGAATCGTTTTCATTTGAGAAAGTAAGGTGATTTCTAATACTTTTTGTTTATACCTATCAGAAATACCGAAAATCATATTTTGGATATATTCTCGCATTAGCACATCATCTATCTCTTCTATTTTTTGTTTAGTGTTATTCACCGAAAGCGAATTTGGTTCATTCCATATTTTTTTAGCGTAGTGTTTTCTCCGATAAATCAAATCATTGTCCGTTACATTACATACTTGATGGATATATGCGTGGAAGTCTTTACATAAAATGACTAAGTTTTCCTTCACGTCTGGCCCGTCAAACATCTTGGGGTGATTGTGGTGGGTCTCTAAATCCTGAGTACTGTACGTTACTTCATCTGCTGGTATAGGCATACTCTCCATTTTTTGTTTGCGTGCATCTTTGTATGACTTACCGTACTTCTCAGGTGTACCCATGTTCTCTGGTGAAAAGTTAAACAATCATATTATCTCACTTCACAAAAAATGAACAAGTACACTAGACAAATACTATAGTTCAATTATTCTTTTATTGTATTTTCTTTTATTCTCATGGATATTTCTGTAGCAATCACTATTATAGGTTTTGTTGTTCAAATGGTCGTGATAGTTCTTTCTATCGGTCATTATACTGGCAAGTTTGAAGGAAAGATCCTTGAGCAAGAAGCGCAAATTAAAGAGGTGAACAACCTTGCATTGAAAAATTATGCTGAGTTCTCAGAACACAAACAAAAACATAATGATCTGAAAACTCAAGTAGCAGTGAATGACACGAGACTTACAGAGAGCATGAATGGTATGAGTAAGGAAATGAAAGAACTAAAAGAAACTTTTAAAGAATTCACGGCGGAGATGAGAGAGTGGGTAAGGCAAAAAATATAAAAAGAGCCTCCCTCATGTGAGGAAGACTCTATATTCTGGTAAACTTTGTAACAATGATCTGCGTACAATGTTTTTTTTGAAGAGTTTGTGTAGTGCTTTTTGAGTCCTGTATGGTGGAATCCCTGTATACCTTGCAACTTGTACATGATTGATAGATTGCTTCGTTTGGAGCTCATATACTTTCAGGAACTCTATTATTTCCTGTTCATCTTTGCTAAGCTCTACACGATTTTTTTCATAAAAAAGCATACAACAAGGAAAGAAAAGAATAAGAAGATACTGGCAATAAATAATACATCGGATTTATATACTACGCTTGCAAGATAAAAACATACAGAGGAAAGGAGTACAAATATCCAAGAATGGAATACTGCTCGCTTCATACGTTTGATTGTGGATTTTTTCATACTATTGGTAAATATAAGTAAAACGATCTCGCACACCTGGACGAACATTGATTACATTGTAAGCACACCACGGTGTCTTTCCGCAGCTAGTGGCGTATGGTCTCTTCATTGCGTCTTTCCATACTTCAATACAATAGTCTAGTACTTTGTACGGGTCTTTCACAGCATCTGACTTGAGGAATCCTTTATGATATTTGGAATTCAACTGACAAAGTCCGTGATCTCTAGTTCCATCTTTATTCACTGAGTTTCCAGGAATTTGATGTACCCATCCACTCTCTGCCTCAAAAGTTAGTACACATTCTATACCGCAACGGTCAAAAGTGTATTTTATCCACTCGTTTTGCTCCTTTGAAGCTCCGTTTTTAGTCATACCTATAATTTGGCGTTCTTTTGGCTTCTCAGAGGTTTCTTTAGGCTTAGGCTGTATTGATACCTTCTTATGCTCACTCGCTTGTTTAGTCTTATTCTGTGAGGTCGTTTTTTTAGCAACTGTAGTATTTTGAGTTGATTTCGCAACTGTTATTTTTTTTCTTCAATTTCTGGTTTAAATTCTGGATTTATAACACTATTTATTAAGGCGTCAAGTTTTGCTCTAGAAGTTCTAAGATCTTCTGCTTGTTTTTTAACTTGTTCAAGTGAAAGTTCAGTCTTTTTTACTTCTTCAAGTGCTGTTTTTAATTTCTTCTCTACTTCTAATTTTTCTTGAGTGTATTTTTCTATAGAAGTATCTACTGCCTGAGTGGTCAATGCTCCTTCCATTACTTTTACACAAAAGAAAACTGCCATAAAAACTATTGCAACTAATAGTGCAAGTTTTGCATGACGATTAAACTTTTCATTCTTAGAGAATTTTAATTCTCCCTGTACTGCATTTTTTAGATTGTCCATGTGATGTGAGTTAATATATAAGGACAACTCAAGTATATCATACGAAACTCAATAGTGCAACAATCTCATGATACAAAATTCAAAAATGTGATACAACAAAAAAGAACGGGATAGATATTAACTTTATATAAAGTTGCCCGTTCGTTTGTATAGTATACTTTTATATAAAAAAATCAATAAATTTAATATTGTTCAAAAAAAATTATTTCTGTATTTTTAGGTTTTATTGAAACTAATCTTGTATCTAATTTTTCTTCATTATGTTGTTTTTTAATAAATTGGTACACTTCCTTAATAGCCTTATTGTATCCTACATCTTTCCAATCTCCGCTACACACGTCATTAATTATGCATACACATTTCCCATTTTTTTCGATGTGATCTTCGTCATAAGGATACCCACATTCTGTACATACTATTAACATTGATTTGAGTTTGTTCAGTATTGCTATCTTTTCCATTGTTGTAAGTTGTTATTCATATACTCATCTACTAATTTCCTAGCCTCTTCAAATCCTATAGCAAAGCGTGCAACGTAGCCAAGAGATTCAAGTATTTGCAAAACTTCATTTTGTTCTTTGAGGTGATCAGTTTTTAAACTCCCATCTTTCTTATGTATTTTTTCTCCTGTTCGTTTGAGCTCTATCATAAGTCCATGATACCCATTCCGAGGAGCTAAGACAATAAGATCTGGGATCCCGTTACTACTTCTTGTCCTTTTTATTTGGTTAATCTTAGCCCAGTTTTTCTTTCCATTACTGGTAAAACTTATGCCAGAAGAATCAGACAAAAACACTACCTCTGGGTAATTCACCTTTATATAGTTACACAACATTTGATGTTCAATTGCTTCGCTCATTGATATGTGCATTACAATGTATTTGATGTGCATAATTATACACTCTTCCTAACAATTTAGCCATCTCTTTTGCTTCTTCTTGTGTGTATTCTCTCATGCCTGGGAGTGTAAGTGTTTCCATTTCTACACAAAAGTCATTTTCTACAATATTACATATAGGATCTAATAATTCTTGAGCTATATTCTCCAGTTCTTGTTTTACTGTACTGTATTTCAGTACTCTTTCTCCTGGTATGAGATCTGCTGCACAAGATGTTTTATGGAGGAGTGCTGTTTGTTTTTTTGATATAATAGTGTGTAAATTATTCATCATATTCATAAATAGGAAATAATTGAAATCCGATTGCGTGCGTATTACCGTTTATTTTATCGTAATGTGTTTTAATTTCTTCTATCTCTTTTTCAAGTTTGAGTCTTTGGATAGAGTTATATATTTCTTCCTGTTCAAGTTTTAGCTTTAGGAGCTTGTTCTCATGAGAGAGTATT